TCACTTCTTTAGAAAAAGCGCTCGTTCTGCATCGCGACGACGAACTAGACCTTTCATCACCTTTCCGCCACCACGGTTCCATTGTGGGAACTGGTCTGCTGCACCGGCATAATCCTTAGCATTCAACTTTTTCAAGAGAGTTGATTTGCTAAAAGCAGTTTGGCCAATGTTATAAACAAGGCTGACAAGAGCATCAAATTGATTCTGAGAAAGCGGAACTTTCACAAGGTTATTCACTGATGCTTCAAATCGTTTTAGATCGTGTGCAAAGTAAGACTTGGCTTGATCCAAAGTGCATGAATCCCCTTTCTTGACCTTCACGCCATTGGGATAAACGGTGGTGCCAATGCCAATAGTCCAGACACCCACGCCATCATCATATGCTTTGAGCTTTGTATCCTCTAAGCTTGCGATAAGATCAAGACCAACATTACTGGTTGTTTTACTCATCATTATCTCCAAGTTTCTTATTGATAAAATGGTCTACCCAGAGCGTGCCTTTGAATCCAATAATCCCGCCAACAAAGATAGATATCTGCATTGGGATATTTAGGTATTCCAAAGTACTCACCATCGTTAAAGTCAGACCGCCACATAGAACTGCTTCGAGCCAGTCAATCTTTCCGCGTTTCTTAATAGATCTAATCACTGAGACACCTACTGATAAAAAGACACCGATGATCCCCATGTCATGCGCATTCAACCAATCAATGATTGGCTGTAGATTTTCTTGCATTCACTTTTCTCCAGATAATAAAAAAGCCCCGATTGGGGCTTGCATATATTTTTATGTTATAGGGTTGTATCAAAGATAAAATCGAACTCTGAATCCCATACCTCACCTGCAGTCGTTGTATATCGCAATGCACCTGCTGCACCTGAATCTTCACCAGCTAAGCTAAAGTAAAACTTGTTGTAGAGATTTGGATTTGAGATATAGAAATTACAACTTGCAATCGAAGGATATTTCTTTGGAATGATTTGAGCTGAAATGCCTGTATCGCCCCAAATCTTAGCCTCTGGCAAGTACCCAAAAGTAAATACCATCGGGAACCCTTCTACACTCACATTTTCAAGCTGATATAGCTGTGAACGCATTGCGGTCGTAGTAATTTGCTCACCTGTAGTAACCTGTATCAATCTACGAATTGGCAGCATTGCTTGATATGCAGTTCGCACTACGATTGATTTAACCCATCGAATTTGCTGCTTTTGATTCATCCGTTGTTTTTCAAACGTCAAATGCAGTGTTCGATTGAAATTGATATTCTCAGACAAGTTGTCTTGCATATGCCCAAGAACATGCGATACCTGAATTAATTCAAAGCGTTTGCAAACAAAGCTACTTCCCGATCCTAGAGATTTAGGAACACCATCCACAAGGAAAGAGTAATTTTCTTGATACTCATCACCATGTGCACCACCTGAATAGTCTGGCTTGCCATTTTCACGAATCGCACAAGAGAACTCGCCCACCGCTAAAGCGCGACCCGAACGGCTTGGTGTAAATGAAATTGAATCAGGGACTTTATCAACTTCATAAGTTGCATCAATACGATAAGCATCCATATTTGATGCTTCTTGCCCAGGATCTTTAGGCAAAGTCACGCGCTTAATTAACCAATGAATATATTTAGTAGACTTTGGTTTAGTCCCTTTCATATAGACATTAATCACTTGCAAGCCTGTGGTTGCATCTGTGCTACCAATTACCACCACATCATCATCGGACAATGTGCTTGTAGTTGGGCTTGGTTCAGTTGGTTTAGGAAAGCCACCAACTGGATAATGCTTCCCTGGCACATTGGCATTGTAGACATAGATTGGCACTTGATGCGGTAATGCCTCATAACTCAAAGATGAGTCAGAAGTCCCGTATGGCCCAAATTTAATAGCTTCGGGAGGTAAATCACCATTACTTGCAGCTAATGACAAGTCAATCCATGCAGTGCCAATTGCACTTAAAACAACACTGCCTGCATTTAATCTGAACCGCCGCTGTAACCCGAACATTGGGAAGAATAAGGAATTATCCCAAGCCAAAGTCTTTGTATCATAGTTATATGTAACATTTACATTGCCTGCCGCTGCAATCCACACATCACCTAAATTGCGCTTATTTTGCCAGCGGGATTTTCCAACCAATCCACCGCCAAATCCAAACGCATCATTAATAAATAAGAAGATCCGCTTATCAGTATTAAATGCGCCTATACCCTCGGCACTAGCAATCCAACCAAAATCAGCTGTAGAAGTTGTCAGCTTTGGTGTGATGCGAGCCTGAGCATCAGGAGTGTCATTTAGATCAACATATAAGGCTTGGTTTCGAGGAATGGTATATGTGCCCCCTCTTGCACGAACCCCTCCATCACCTGCACCACCTTTGTTAAACGATAAATCAGTGATTGTGATTTCTTCAGTTGTTCCATTTGCAAGAGTTCTTTGCTTAATTACTTGACCTACAACTTGCCATGCGGCACGCAAAACTCTCAAGTCAGTGTAAGTTTTAGCTTGTAAAACTGGATCATAAATTGACTTTGTGAATGTGGTTCCATCATATTGATAGTCACCATTCTTTGTGCTGTCAGAATCGTTTGTTACTGTAACTTTCGACTTAGGGGGAATGTTAGCGACATCTGCAATCATATCTGCATAAGTCTTATACGCACGGTTACCTACACCATTGCTATTGATCTGAGCTTGCAAACCACCTTCAACACCTGTTGCACGGTTTACTTCATTATTAATAGCAGTGCTTAGACCAACTTCTGCCAACATTGCGCGATCAGTTTCAGCCTGAACAAGTGCTTTAGAAGTATTAAAACTAGAAAACAAATTGGATTTTTGATCAACAAAAATATCATAGTGGTTTCTGTTTCTAACTAAAACAGAGCATGAACTAATGTCAGCATATAGCTTTGAGAAAACATTCCCATTGATAATATAGCCATTTCGAGTACGAATAGGCTGTTCAACTGCAATGGTTTTAGCTTCATCCCAGAATACTGGAACTGGGAAAGCAACAGGGTCTTTATTTTCTTCACCGATAAAAATAAAGCCCTCATTAAGAGGGCTTCCGTCGATATCTGAAAATGGCAAAAAGGGGTTTATGATTAGGTTGCTCATCTGCTATTCCTATGCTGGTAATTTCCTAAGTTCGAGCCATGTCAGGATTGCTTTAATTCCTGTGACCTTGTATTTGCTTGCTGGTGGAACAATGAAGCTCACTGTCTTTGTTTGAGCATCTTCATTTGCGTTTGATGTGCGGACAATCGTTATCCCATCTACTTCACAGGTTGTGTTACGAGCAGCACTCGCCACATCACCAGTAATGATGATGTTCACTTGGATTGGACTTTTGGTGTCATTGGTGTATTCAGTATCGACTTCGCGCGAAGTTGTTAGGTCTTGCCACTTCTGATCAAATCCGATTGACTTCTCGATAAAGTATTCAGCGTGTTTCTTTGGCGTAACAACCAAGTTGTCAGCTGTACCTGCTGTAACTTCATCTTTAGTGGCAATACGTGAAATACCTTTCACTTCTTCAGTGGCATCAACAATCTTGGCGTCTACCTGAGACTTGGAATACACAGAAAGGTTATCTCTAGCCTGTTCCTTGTTTGATAGATCGTTGAGGTTTTGAGACTTACGCAAAGTGTCAGCATTGATCGTTGCTTGAGACTGACCTGTTGCTGTGTCGATCACTGCATCCGTAGTAACACCAGGATTAAGATTGACTGCAGCCATATTCCATACAGCTATCTTCTGCTTGTTCTGGACTTGAATTGAGACAATCGGTTCAGCACAAAATAGCTGTCGTGGTGCACCATTCTTTACGACATAGCCATTTCGCGTCCTTGCAGGATTCTCCGCTGGCATCGTCAGTTCTGCATCATAGAAAATGGCAATTGGAGAGAGAATCGGATTCTTATTCGACTCCCCAATAAAGATAAAACCCGCATCTAGCGGGCTTCCATCTGTGTCACTGTATATGGGAAAAGGAGTTGAGACTCTGTTGCTCATTCATTTGACCTCTTTTGTTCTGAAGTTGATCCTGCTCGACCACTTTGTTGACTCAACTTCTCAGCCATCTTTAAAATGTTCGTTAATTTTTCTGAGCCAACTGGAAGTTCTTTCGAGGCGAGAAGTAGCCTTTGTCCTGCTTTGGTTGTGAATAAAACATTTGCGATTCCAATTGCTGTTGCTGTTTTAGCGGCAAGGGCTGCATTAGCTAAAGTTCCTCCAATCATTAACAAAGGCGCAACTCTGTTTCCTGTCGGTGGGTTTTCAGCATATTGCCCAGCTCTTTCAACATGCCTCATGAGCTTCAAAAATGAGTCCATTTGCGTCTTATCAGAACCTGAAAAAATATTCTCATATGGTTTACTAATCCTTTCAAACTCAAGAGCAAATTTTGCAGGGCTAAACACTCCTTTTGACTCGTTTGAAGCTTTTTCAATCGCCTTATTAATCATCTCAAAACGTAAAGCAGCTTGACCTTTAGGGTCTAAGTTTCGATAAAAGTTTTTGGCTTTATCTCCTTGGCCAACCTTAATGAACGTATTGTAGATTTGGTCTGGTGTTTGGCTTCGCATAGAGTTAGCTAATGCCTTATCTCTCCCTGTTTGCCAATTACGATAAAACCCATTGGCATTTTTGAAGGCATTGATGAGTTCAGGCTTTCCACTTGATAAGGCAAAGTCACTCATGTCTTGATCTATGGAATTACGAATAGCTGTCAATCCTGCTGTGCTTTCACCCTCTCTACCCCATTGATCTACAAGTTCACCCAATCTTGATCTTGCGTTTCTGAGTTCAGAGAAATTAACATTAATAGATGGGTCAGCTAGTTTCTCTCGAATTGAAGTAAGTTCGCTCAAAAGTCTATCGTTTGGCACAACCTTAGAGTCACTAGCAATAACATTATCAATTGCTTGCACAGTATTTGAAGTTGGCACTCTAGAGTTTCCTGCAAGTGCCTCAACTCTATTGTACATTTGAGATGCAATGTTTGAGGCTCTCCAACTTTTTACTTCTGCCGCTGCTTGTAAAACCTTTCCAGTATCATCAGCATTATTAATAATTCCAACAATCCTCTGAGCGTTCTTATCACCAGATGCGGCAGCATTTTGAATATTGTTCAGACTTTTAAATTCTGTTGAAGTAAGATTCTGTTTAAATTTACTTAGCAATCTTTCTGCAGCAGACTTAATTTCAGTATGCTGTGCATTTCTAAATCCAGAAGTTCCTAAGATTGGTATTTTTTCCATCTCGACTTCTGCCCGTTGAATATGAGGATTTCTTCCAACATCACCAACAGAAGTCCGAATACCAAATTCATCACCAGCATCCATGATTTCTTGTGCAGGCTTTTGTAGGTTATTTTTAACAACATTAATGCCTTTCACAATACCTGACGCCAATACCTTCCCGAGTGTGCCACCTATTGCTCCACCTGCTGCACCAAAGGCAGTATTATCTACTCGCTGCTCTGAATCATTAGCAAAGCTAGCGGCAGAGATGCCAGCACCTGATAAAGCGCTTCGACCTGCTGTTGATAGAATGGTTGGTCCAATACTTCCTGCTGCTAACGGAGCCGTAGATCCAAGCTCACCAAGGAGTCCATATACATCCATTCCTTGATTGTTTGCCTCTCTACGCAAATTATTCCAATCAATAACTTCTTGACGTTCTTTTGTGATTCGATCATAGGAACTGGTATCAAGATCTGTTCCTAGAACATTGTTAATTCCACCACTCAAAGCATCTGCTGCATATGAGATGCCCTGAGCTAGACCAGATCCAAGACGAGTAGCACCAATTAATGTTGCCTCCCATGGTTGGACTGGTCCTGCTTCTCTGGCTTGATTGAGCATTTCATCTTTTTTAATTTGTTCTACATCTGGTGGCACAAATTTTTCACCAGATGCAGTAATACGGATAGGTGGGTTTACCACATTTACATTTCCGTTCTCAATCCACAACTTTTGGTCGTTTTGGTCACCTTGAGCCTGAATATTCAAACCAAAATCGCTTGCAATATCTTGATCAGTTAGTCCAGCCGCATAAGCATTTTTAAAACTATCAGCATAGCGATTGCTTTCTTTCATTCCTTGGAGGATTTCTGAATCTGATAGCCCTGCTTTTCTTGCTGCATCAATACGGCTTTGTGTATTAGCGCCTTGCTCAGCCATTTTAATTACCTTTAAGTCATCATGTTTGCTGGAACAAGTTCGGGTTCATAAACTTGTTGTTGAGTCTGTATTGTTTGCATCATGGATTTAGGGACAAGTTCTGGCTCATAATTACTTTTCACAGCAATCATATTTTTTGGCACCATTTCAGGCTCATATGGAGTGACCTGATTATTATTACCAAGTTGTTTATTAATGAAATCCCATGAACGCTTTCCTTGGGCATAAGTGGATGTAGGCAAGGAAGCCCATTCGCGGCCTAACTTTCCTATCGCCCCCTTAAAGTTGCCATTCAGCACATCATTTAATGCACCTCTTCCTGCTATTAAAGCAACTGCTCCAAGGTCTTGATTTTTAGGTGAGAAGTCATCAAACCCGTAAGTTTTAGCAAGTTTGTTCCAAGTTTTATTTAAAAACTGATAGCGTCCTGCTGCTGTGGTGTAGTTCTCGCGACCATCAGTCTGTATAAATTTCTTTCTTAAGTTAGGATGTGAACTTAGGTTAGCCAGTCTTGAATTGCCAAAAATGGTGTTATAGCCATGTTTAACACCTTCTGCACTGGCAATTACATCAAGCATTTTCCGAACATTAGGATTCTGAAGTGCATTTTCTAAATCTTGTCGTGAAGCCATAACTTTTCCTTAGGTAATAAAAAACCCGCACTTGGCGGGTTTCTTGGTTATTTTCTCAATCGGCTTGCAGCAGCTTGTATAATGTCAGGAAGCACCTCTTTGTTCGGGCCCTCTCGATCACCAACTATCTTTGCAATATTTTCATCGCTCAAAATCCATGAATTATTTGGAATAAACTGAATATGAGGTTTATTGGTAAGGCTATCTATTGTTAATAGCATACGACTCATGGAAGTCATGCGACTAACTACTGCTCTTGTAATAGCTTCCCTATCAAATATTGGAAAGTCTGGAATATTTCCTCTGAGCCGCTTAATCTCATCTTGCAAACTCCAAATCCAGTCATGGATGCGATTGGTTGTATCGGCAGCAAGCAATTCAAAGGCTTTTAACTCAGGATCAATGTATTCAACCTTTGGTAAATATTCTCCCATTAACTTATGCACATATTCGACTGCAACAGGGACTAAGTCCATAGTCAATTCATCAACATGCTTGATGCCGAACTTTTGGTGAACCAGCTTATAGGCATCTGAATAGGTCAGTGATTTAGATTTAGCGACCAACATATTCACTGCATCTTTGAGTGGAACTCGATCTTCCTTATTGGTGCGAGGATTAACTGCTTTTCCTTTAGTCCAGTAATCCCACAAGACATCATCACATTCATTTTGATACATGATGACTGAATCGCGGATTTCTGGCTTTACTTTATTCGGGTTTACTGAATATAACCATGCTGGCAGTTTGCGCACTGGAATACATGTGTGCGAGCGTGATTGATCATCTCCAATTATCTGCATTGTGATTTCCACAACGCAGGTCGAAAACTTCTGTTTTATCTTTGTGAACTGTGAAGCCCAGTCTAGCCCCATGCCTTGAACAATTTGACGCAATGGGGTGTAGGGTTGCCCATTATGCTCAACTAGATATAGCTCGTTATTGTGGAATGGTACAGATATTTGTGTTAATGTATTCATACATCTTCATCCTTAGTGATGGCAACTAAACCTTGTGATATGTGAGAGTTGAGCAGGGTTTTTTTGTGCCTATTGATTTCATGCTTTCGCTTCTTTTGTTTTCCGATCTTCTAACCAGTCTTCAATAATCATGGTCAATTGGGCTGTTAAAGTTCTACGATCTTTTAGAGTCACCTCTTTTAATCGCTCCAAAGTATTTTCTGGTAAACGAAAGTTCACCTGAGGGTCTGATCTTGCCATTTTCTTCTCCTTATAGCATGTGATTTATAATTCAATCACAATCACATTAAAGCAAGTGCTATATGCAAAGTCAAACTATTTTTGACTATTGGTTTATAGCACCTTATAGTTGGTGTACTTTGGATTTTTTAGTGTTCTAATATGGCCCGCAATGACCCACAGGTTAATTTCCGCATACCATCAGAGTTGAAAGCAAAACTTGATGCAGCAGCACAAGAAAATGGTCGAACACTAACAGCTGAATTAATTCTTCGCTTAGAGATGACTTTTGATCAAGATGATAATTTAAAGGATGTAATGGAAAGACTTGATAAAATAGAAGATCTTCTTTCTGACCTCGAGTATCATGCAAATGACCACTCTAGAAGAATTGACAATCTAGAAGGTAGGTATTAAAAAAAGCACCCTAGGGTGCTTAGTTTTATTTTTTATTTGGAATTTCTTTCTCTATCTAACTCTTCCCAATGATCAAACATATTTTTTTCTCTCTTTGGAAGTTCAGGTATATTCTCTTCAATGCGCTCAATCATACTTTGGGTGAATTCTAATTGATCTTCTAGGTGTTTTAAAGATGATGTTATTTCATCATTCATTTTAAATTGTTTTTGTTCAATATCACATATCTTGCTCCACAATAACCACCAAGCAAAAGCAATAATTAATATAGCTCCTATACCTAAATACATAAAAATTCCCCTCATTGTTATGAAGGGAATATATCACACAAATTAATCGAAGAAACTACGTGCAACAGGCTTTGGAGCTTGCTGTTGCTGAGGTGCTTGAGAATTACTATATTCCGATGAAGTGTAACTTCCACCTCGAATAGCATCTGCTTTCTTTTGATTTGTATTCAGTCGCTTTGTGGCAGCTTGCAATGCGCGGGTGTAAATAGCTTCTCGCTGTTTAGCAGGTAGATTAACTGAGCCTTGAATATCAAGTAGAATCTTACGCTCACCTTCGGTTGGAGCTGCACCAAAAGTTGACTTAAGTGCATCAAGGGCATTGCTAGTCATAATGTTATTCAACATTGCAGTGTTTTTAGACCGCTCCTTATCAAGACCTAAATTCCCTGATATTGATGCCCGCATATCTGCATTTACACCATCATATGAGATGGGACTTAGCCGCAATGCCTCTTTCAGATTGGAAATTACAGATTGTGAGCTAGCAATTGCATCATCAGTCTCAAATAGTTCTTTCTGCATTGTTGCAGTCATTGGCTTTTCAGACTTAATGTCAGTAATGTAATTACCCTGAGCATCTTTCACATAGCGTGCATCACCATTAGGCATAATGGCATACTTACGCCCTTCTTTATCAACCCCAAAGTTAACAGGTTTATTTTTCTCAAAGAATAGCTGTTGCTGTTTGTATTGGTTTTCAAGCTCTGTACCACGTGCCTGATTAATAACACCTTGGTTACGATCAGCCGCAGCAAGAGGAATATCATTAGTTTCTGCATTAATTTTTGCTGTCTCTGCTTCCTTCTTAGCAATTTCGTAAGGTTGCATTTGGTTGGCACGATTTTGTTCATTTAGTGGAACAAATGTTTTATCAAACCTCTCTCTATCAACGGTGGATAGGTAATCTTGCATAAGGTTCTTAGCATTTGCTGGATTCTTTTTAATAAGATCCGCATAAAACCGCATTGATCCTGCATCTTGTTTTCTTCCAGAATTGTCATAATGTACCGCTGCTTTCTGAAAGACTTGTTCTGCTATATCTGGACTGTCACTTTTTAATGCAGCCAAAGCTTCTGATCCAACTCTCCATGAAAAGTCTTTGTCTCCTTGACTCTTCTGTTGCCATACTTTTTGAATCGTTTCTGCTTGATCAGGGTACATTAGTTGGAAAGAGGTGAAGTTTTCATTTGATTGGTTTTGGATCAGAGATCTTGTGTCCTCAGCTCTTTGTTGTTCTTGCTGTTGTTTGAGTGCGGCCTGTTCACGCTGTTGTTTAACCTGATCCATGGTTGCACCAAGTTTATATCCATTCCAAAGGCTATTAGTGAATACTTCAGAAGGATTTTGCACATTTAATGTGTAGTCATAGGGCTGAACCATATCTCACCTCAATTAAAGCCATTTTTGTATAAATACATGCCACCTAAGCTACCAATAGCACTATTAACACCATTCCACATTTGAGCATTTGCTTGACCTTGAGCAAGAGCATTCCCTGCTTGAGCTGCTCCACCTTGCTGCAATAAATTGCCAATGTTGTTTGCTGACTGCATACCAGCATTACCCACACCCGCAGCGGCATTTTGACCAAGAGCTGTTAATCCACCAAGGTTTGTGTATTGTTGATTGATCATTTGATTTAACAGTTGAGGTGAAAATTGAGCCAAAGCAGCTTGAGTGTTTCCTCCGCGCAATCCTCCAGTCGCAGATGCATTTTGACGGAGTGAATTTTCTCCTTGGTCAAGATATGTTTTGAATGCAGCACTATTTTGAATTCCATTAATTGCATCTTGCTGTGCTTGCATTCCGTTTAAGCCAAGCAAATCTTGTTGCCCGCCTAATGCAGATGTTCCCGCATTCACAAATGGACTAAGCAATTCACGCATTTGATCAAATTGACGACGCTGCTCTTCAATTGATGCGTAAGTAGAATCTTGTTGCGCTCCTGCTGCTCGCTTAGCTGCACTTTTCTGAGCTTGGCTAGATGCAACCCCAGTTACAACTGCACTTCCTACGATTGCTGCTGCTACCATATCAATCTCCTAGCCATGCTGAATAGTAAGTTTCTACAGGCGAATAGCCCAATCGCTCAAAGAGCCATGAAGCATCCTTGTGAAGCTTTGAGCCTACAAATAAACGTTGAACGCCACGTTTCTTGCATTGATCTTCTACAAACCTGAAAAGCTGAAAGCCTGCACCTGATCCACGATGATCTGGATGGACATAGAAGATATCCATCTGACAAGTCAAGCAAGTTGAATAGTGCAATCCTGGTGCAACAAATCCAATGAAGTAACCAATTAGCTCACCTGCATTTCTTAGACCTATAAATAGCAATTCGCCGCTATGTTCAGCGGCGATGTATTTATCAAATTGCGGTGAGAGTGGAACCTTATCTTGGTTTAACGCCAACTCTTGGTAGTGGATTGGCAAGAGCGGCTTTAAGTAGTCCAAGTTTTCTTCAAAACTCTCTACATGTGCTGTAATCATTTTCTCACCTTGATATCCACAACCATTGATAGTCGGTCAATAGCTGAATTATTGATGACTTCATGCTCAAGTTTATTGTTGAACCAGAAAACATCGCCTGTTTTCATGTTTAGTTGTTCATCACCAGCTCGAAGAATACAACCTGCTGCTGACTGCAATACAACATGGAAACGTGTGTAGTAATCGGTATGCTCTGGTGTGTCAGCGTGAGGATAGATACGGCCACTCGGCTTAATACGATTGATCATCACACGTCCTAGCCGCTCACCCTGAACCAATGCCATTAATCCAAATACAATTTGACGAGCTTCTGTTAGAACTGCGAATGCTGGATAATCAATACTTTCATGCTGGTCAAATTGACCTTCACCACGTTTGTACTTTTCTAAGTCTTCTTCTTGTTCAAACACACGCTTCTCAGGAAAGCGAAGCATAATAGAATCAATTTCGCCAAATGGGCCTTGCGGATAATCTCGAAGATATGTGTCCTCTTTCCACAATTCGGGATGACGTTTGATGTTGAGCATCAAAGGGTTTGTATCTGCTGTAGTCAGAATGTGGAAATTATTCATTAAGTAATCTCCCGACCTGATGCACGAATAGTTAATGCTGATGCAGTATCAGAAAGCGTACTAATGAAGCTTCCAGATTCCAAAGAATGTCCAACAAGCTCAGGGCAAACATAGGTTTCACCAGCATTCACAGCTTTCTCTTTTAGGATTAAGTTTGAACTTGCAGCAGTACCACCAATCAAAACCAAGTTGCAGCTAAATTTCGCTACAGATACAGATGTGTTGGTTACTGTGAATTTATCAATTGTCGTTTTTGTTTTAGCTGTGAATTGAGTAGTTTGAGCATTTTCAGCCACTTTTGAAGGGATGATATTTAATACTGTTACGCCCATCTTAATAGACCTCTAAATTTAGATTCATCGGCTCTGTAAGCTGATAGGAAGGAATGAATACGTCTTGCTGAACGACTTCTGTTCTTGGGCTTAAGTCTTCGAATTGTTGAGCAGTGCATACATGCTTAGGCTCAGTTGCTATGATTTCTGCAAGTTGTTTAACTGCATCAATAATTGATAAGGCTAAGAAAGCTTGAGCAGTTGCGGTATCGGCGGTGATCTGTGCTGCTTCAATTGCTTCGTCAGTGGGATCATTGTTGACAGGAAGAATTCGGAATAGGTTCTCGAATGCCTTCACCAAACGCTGATTGCCGCCACACATACGCTCTAAATCACTGCGTAAGACTTTGAATTGATCTGTGGTAGTCATTACACCCCCAACGGCTCTATATAAGCCTCTATGCGCGCTACAGTGAGTCGGCTATCTGATGTGCCAGAGAACTTCTGAATACGCCAGTTGTTCATATAGCCCTGTTGAAACCAGACAAGTCGCTTATTCTGCTCGCCAACTTTCCCAGACCTGATTTGTTTTGGATTAGACCAGTTCACGCCATCAGATGACCATGATGTAGAAATGATTGGGTCTTTATGCAAAGCAACTCGACCAGTAAGGCAAGCCAACTCGATTTGATGGAAGATTGCACCGCGAGATTCGTTATAGAGAATTGTTGTCCCAAATTCCCAAGAAACTTCATCACCCCAGTGCTCTCCTATTTCATTTGTGAGAACACCAAGCTTTGGTAACACAGGATGTCCTACAATCCACTTGCCATAGCACCACACAAAGTTTTGAGCTAAGTATTGGCTTTGGACTAGACCTGAACTTAAAGTGAACCAGACAGGCTGTTGCGTGGCTTCTGATGCAGATGAATCGTAAACAAGGGTCTGATCAGGTAAGTGTAGATATAGCCAGTTATGACCATCTACCAAGCGAGATTCCATCAAGCACTGAGAAAGAATATCTTCACTGTATTGGTGAATGATTTGCTCAATCTCACGAGTAGAGATTTTATTGGTTGAGCCATTGGCAGATAACCACAAAGCAACAGGCTCGTTCTTCCCACCGCCAAGGAATGCAACTGCATCCATGTATTTGCAGCAAGTCTTGGTACCTAAGGTGCCACGCGTTCCCATTGCTCCATCAATACGGGCAAACGGGAAGTTATCGCCACCAACGTTGTCAAAGATTTCGATTGTGTACCGGTTAAGTGCGTAAACTTCATTACGTACCTTGATCAGTGCATTAATTGGGTCTGGATCAACTTCAGAAGATCCGTATTTAAGAGGATTTACTTGAAATGGGTCATTCAATTCAGTGATGACAAGAAACTCACCATCTGTTGTCATGAAATAGCCATCAACCCAAAGCACATCAACTACTACTCCAAGATCATTATCTGTGATCTGTTTTAACTCAGTGCCATTGTAAAGATATAGATGAGGGTGTGAATTGATAGCCAAGTAATCAAAGGAATAATCGAAATTACAAGGGCCATAACCCATAACATCGGCAATCTCAGTCACCACACCATTAGCATCAACTTTTATGAATTTATTGCCACAAACTCGATAACAAACACCATTCCATTCAATACCACCGCGATCAACAGCAGGTACATTTGCAAATTGATCAATGCCCTCAGCAGGTCGAAGATAACCTTGCGAAATCCCCTGTTCTTTAGGCACTGGAATCATGTTTCGTGGGTATGAGGTGCGAAAATCTGAGTTCTGATCAGTGTAAATGCCATTTAAAATAGGGATTTGCATGTTTACCCCACTCGATACCAAGTACCTGATAGTTTGTCGTATTGAAGTTTAAAGAATGCTGTAGCTGAGATGGCGTTAGGAGCACCAATAACAGCAGCACCATTGCCATTTACGGTTAAATTCGTAATTTGCTGTGAACAAGAGAATGAAACAGTTTGCTTATCCAAAATCTCAGCCGCATCAGGCAAAACCACAGTGCCATTTGCAATCCCTAAAGTTGGATTGAGCAACAAATACGTGCCTTCTGGATGATTCTCCACATACAAAGTGAAGTTGCCATTTGGGTTGTAATGCTGAACTACTGGCGTTTTAAACTCTGGGATTGGAATGTCTTTAAGAATCTCATCTTTTAAGACATCAATTGGTACTGCTCGAAAGTCTGTGCAGTTGCCACGATAGATTACAACCTGATCACCCAAGATTGAGGAATCAACAGTATTAAGTCGTTTACTCATTAAAGAACTCCACATCTTGTGCCGGGGTTAAAACATTGTTGTCTTGCTTATTAATGATGAACTTGTCACAGCGATATTTATGCCCTGCACCGCTTGGCAATGTGCAACTGTATTTCATCTGTGGTGGCATTTTGACTGTCATCCCCTTAAGTTTCTTTAGGGATAAGTCAGCTTGTGCTTGTAGAACTGGTGTGATTGCTTTCCCATAGTCGCCTGCAATTGAAACTGCTAGGTTTAGGTATAAAGCTCGAATGGCATAATCAGGGATATTTGTTTCTTGATCCAAGTCACTGCTATTCGCTTCACTTGGAAGTGGATAGCCAATCTGAATATTGTCAGTTGTCCATTCAGCCACCATTGCATCCAATTCACGTCTTGCATCTTCTGCCTGCTCTGGCTGCATGTCATAAAACATCGCAGCAAGCCCAAGCTTTGAGAAAGCCTTTTCAATGATTTGCCGCTTTGTCCATGACATGACTACACCTCTTGAGGATATTCAGCGTCAAAAACAAGCTTCACAAGCTCATCTTTGCTATCACGAGCACCATATTTCACTTGTTTTTCATCAAGAATTTTGCGAAGTTCGACAGCATCTAATTTGCTGAGTTCTAATTGGCGAATTTGTTGGCGCAATTGATTGTTTTCAGCGATGTACGATTGTTTCAGATCTAGGATTTCTTCATCCTTCGATTCAATTGTTTTAAGCGCTTCAAGAAGTTCTTGTTTGACCTTTGCTAATTCACCACTTGAGCTTTCAACTTTGCCAAGCACAATAACTTCAGGCTCTTTTAGCTCTGAGTAATTAACATAGCCTTGATTTCGCAAATGCTGTTCATGTTCTTCACCATCCGCAATGACATGTTCATAGGTTTTAGAATCGCCGCGGTACAACGCTTTAGGGTATTCATCTGACATTTCAGCCTCCAAAAATGACGACGCCCGCATTAAGCGGGCATTTGTCGTCACTAGGTCTAGGTTAGATTAGGTTTGGTTGAATAACTGGATGCCAGCCATTTCTGTATTGAGGAGGCCGACACCATAATCAACATCCCAACGATACTTGACATTGAAGTTGTTGATATCGCCTTGTCGAGCATACGTGATTGCAATTCCTTGATCCGTAACTGCTCGCATCACTTGCCATCCATCCTGAGCATCAACTGTAAAAGAACCTGGAATCAACACTAGCGATTCTTTAACAAAGAAAGGATTTAATGCAGCTGTTGCAGTATTTAGGAAAGTCACCACTGCGCCATTTGATGGTGCTGCTGTAACATTTTTATATTGCAACTCTGCGCGAGTTGGAGAACTATCCGCTGCAATAATTGGTGGTGTTATCTTAACTGTGCCAGTACCACCTGCACCTGTAACAATTTCAGTGATACGGAAAGTTTTCAGTTGACCCGTATCCTGTTTTGTAATGTGATGAACTGAGTTAACACCTGCAATTGTAATCGCGTCTCCAACCTTAACAGTCCCACTTGTAACTGTTATTGAAATGGTTTGATAGCGGTTATCAATATTGGTGGTGTTTCCAGCAGCATCTGTTGTTGATCCAATAGGCACATAACGCTGGTTTGCACCATTGATCGTTACTCCTGTTGCTGTTGCAGCGGCTAATCGCAATGTCTGATCATTTTTGTAAGTTTCAAATCCTGCAATTTCGCCAATATAGGCTTTTTCATATGCTGTTTGAACCTTTCCTTGCACAGTCTGACGTTTTGCTAAATCACCAGCCATCTTGTTGTAATCTCGTGGACTATAAAAGGCCACACGATCTTGAGTACCAACACCGATTTCAGTTAATTGTGCATCAATAAGTGCAACATCATCATAACCAGAAGCATTTGCAGTTACTTTTGAAACTACTGAGCCCTGCATCGCGGCTGTCACAAACAGTGAGTAGTTGATGTCACTCGCTAGCTTTTTCTTAGCTGCATCGCCATAGCGTTGCAATTGCATTGGATCACGCAAATTCTTTGAGGTCATTAGTCCAGGTGCTGATTTGTGAATACCCAAACCAACAGGGACTGCAAGTTGAGTGATATCGCCAAAGTTACCTGTTTGATCAATTCCATCATAGGTAATTGCGCCATAAGGCATTGGCAGCCAATCTCGATCTGATTTGCGCTCACTGTCTTGTGGCGAACCTAAGCCATAGTTTGTTGCTGCGCGTGAGATTACAAGGTTGTCATCAAAGTCAATCATGACTTTATCAAACATTACTCGTTCTTCTTTGCTGAAGTTGTTAGCCATATATGGCTCTCCTATTTATTTAAAGATTTTTTATAAGCAATTACTTTTGAGCGATTGCCTGTTCTTTCGGCTTCTCGTTCTAGTTCGTCAAGTCGCTTATCAATACCATTACTAAGTGATGCCGAACCTGTGACTTTTCGCTCAGGTGATGTTTGTGGTTTTCGTGTCTGAACTTTTAATTGGTGGTCTAAAGAACCTGCCTCAAACGCGAATTGAATTGGGTCTGTAATACCTGCAAGTTTCTTTGCCTTTTCAGGATTTGTACCTAAGTGATAGATAAGCAATTCAGGCTGTTTAGCTCCCATCACAATCATGTTTTGTTGAAGCTCATTTAAAGTGCCTCTCGCAACTTCTTCAGCTTCATCGTAATCACGTACTTTGTGTTTGGTTTTGAGCTCTGCCTTCTTGGCTTCATAATTACTGACACGGTCTTGCCAGTTCTTATTAGCCTTTTCCTGCTCAGCCTTCTTGGCTTGTTCTTGCTGATCATATTGAGCTTTCTTTGCATACCAATCTGTTACTTGGCGCTCGTACTCATCTGTGTCATAACCAGCACTATCCAATGTAGGCTTCTCGCCTAATTCGATTTCTGCAGGTTTACGATAAGTAGCATTCTCAGCTTCAAGCTCTTTGATGCGACGTTCACGATCACGCTGTTGCTTTCTAATCGCTTTGATTTCAGCACGTTCTCGTTTTAGCCATTCAGGTGCAGGCTCACCACGAAAATGATCTTCATCTTGTGGTTGCGGTTCTTCACCTTCAATTCCAATGAAGAATTCGCCTTCTTCTGGATCAGGCGGTTGATCAGGATCTTGACCACCAGCTTCGGGGTCAAGAGTAGGTTGATCAGTACTTAATTCAGGATCTAAAGGTTGAATGGTGTCTTGCTCTTGTTCAGACATTTGTAACTCCCTCACTCATAGGCTGAGCGGATGCCATGTTTTGTTGTGTTGCTTGGTTTATTTGCTGAACCATGTCTAACGTAGCCTGTTGGTCATCTCGATCCATTTTGGCTAACGTAGCGGCTGTATCAGCACGGGTTTTCTCTGCATCCGCAATCACTTTGACAGTGTCTGCTTTAGCTTTCTGAGCTTTGGCAGAAGCCTCTTCTGCTGCTGCTTCTAAATATTGTGCATTTGGATCAGGTGGCTGATTCTGCGCTGCAGCAATCATTTCCTGTTGTTCTTCATCCGTTGGCTCAACAACACCCGCTTGGACTAAATACTTACGGTAATAGTTGCGGAAGTCCTTAATGCCTTCTCCCTCCATGTTCATATAGATCATGGCTAGAAGTATCTTTAAGTCCTGCTGATCAGTGGTGTAAGGAAGTAATGCTTGCATTGAGCGAACAATTGCAGATTTCTTGCTTGACGAAGTAGGCCCAACATCAACGCCAACATCGAAAGATGCTTTGGTTAAGTCGTTCTCATATTCAAGACCAGATTCACCCACAATTGGTCGCGACAACTCAGCGCTATCTACTTCATCTTGCTTGCCGATCGTCTTCATACGACGACCTTCCTCAACATAAAGTTCTTTGGCCATAGATAGCCAAATCGTGCCACAACGCTTAATTGCTTTCGCAAAATTATCTACATAGATATAGGACTGCATCCCAAGTTGACCTTGAACCAGATCAATCGCTTCTGCACTTACATTTGCACTGATCTTTTCACCTTGCTCTTGGTTGCCTAGCAATTCCTTAATGTCTGTATCTGTGATTTGAAGCAATGCGCCTAATGCCTGAGGTATAGCTGGCGGTTTTGTGTAGGCTGTAGGGCCTGTTGCCACAATATTCCCTTGCGCGTCTTCTAGTTCATTGATGAGCAAATAAGGATTATTGTCCAAGTTGTCATTAGCCCACATGTTCTCAAAGCCTGCCACCTGAGAAGGGGTTAAGATAGGCTTTTCAATAGGTGATAATGCTGCAATTTCACCTAGTCGGCTTAACTGCATGTTCTTGAGACGCTGAGCATCTTTACAAAGGCGCACATGTCCCATGCAACGCTCTACATTGTCAATAAACCAACGTTTGCCATAGACAGGAACAATTGGGATATGTCGCCCTGCAACATAGCCACAATCCTCAAGAATCTTTGAACCACTCATGATGTACTTGTGGACTTTGCATCGCTCATTTATCTTGATGCGAAGCTCGTTAGCACCGGTTGCATCCAGTTTTTCACGGATAGAAGGATCTTTTTCAAGTTCATCTTCTGTGTGGCGCTCTTCAGAGCCGTCAATCAATTGGAAGATATGAACCTTTTCTTTGACTTTCTCTACAACGTAATATTCGGCAACATAGACAATGTCAGGAGTACACCAGTCAAATTCATCATTGCGAATGTCTTTGTCCCAAGATGCAGGGTCATCTTCGTATTCTTCTTTGTATCGGTCAGGTGTCATTGAAGATAAAACAAAGCAAAACTTAGCATCTGCCTTGTCTTGACGTTTAGCATCTAAATCAAAGAACACACATGAATCAGCATCAAAGATAGGTTCTATTCGGATACGTTGACGCTCATTTTCTTCGTCGTCCTCATCTTCTTCACAAGCGCGCAATCTAAAAGCACCAAAGCCACCGCCTACTGCTTCTTCAAAAGCATTGTCATAGGCTTCTTCTGCTCCAGAATCTTGCTCATCAGCACGATATAGGCCATCACAAGTGTCAGCCAAATCATCGTTCTTAGACCCATCTTTAGAGACAAAATCTACAGTGATTCGGTTGTTGCGATACTCGTTGATAATACGAATGACAGCCAAGTGGATTTTGTTGACTTCAAATTTTGGTTTGTTTGCGAACTGCTCACCCAATTGGCCTTCCCATTGGGCGCCAGCAATCGAATAGAAACGACGATCTTCTAGACACTGTTGACGTTCATCTCTGACAGTGCTTTGAATAATGTCGAATTGCTTTTTTGCACGGGTGTGAAGAATCGCAAGTTGTTCTTTATTAGTCACAACTTGACCTCACTTAATAGAATTTTTACCAGCGATGTGCTGTTGGGATTGGTTTTGCTGCTGTTGGTTTTTGCTTTGGAATATCATCAATAGCAAAGCTCATGACCAAGGCATCAGCCATGTTGGGTGAAGGAATGCCTTGCTTCTTCATTTCTGCTTTACTTACTAACTGGATTAACCTTGATCCTGATGTTCTTTTACGTTGCTGTCGAACTAACTCCGACTTCAATTGATCAAGGTCCTTGATTTCAGAAGATAGACTGATCATTGTTCTAGGATCAAAATATTCACCCTTTTCAACAGCTCTAAATGTGTTTTCCAATCGATCACGGAGAAGCCACCAATACTGCGCTCTCTTATTTAGAAATACATCTTGATTTAGCTTGTCATCCTTGTACTTGCCAATTGTTGGTGAGTCTCCACCGCCAAAGCCATGAACAATGATCGGTTTATTAAGAATTCGCTCTTTTAAACCAACCTTCACACCTGCTCCAACACCTACTGAGTCATAAACCAAAATCTCTGAGCGCTTCTCAAAAGCCTCATCAAATGCCCAAGCAATTGCATCATCTAGATCACCATCTTTTTTCTGCAATACCTCAAGCACAATTGGCCCATGACGATGAGTCAAACCTTTTGCATCTTTACCTATGTCAGCTGGGTCAAAACTGGTGACTAGCTCACCAACAGCTTTTAGATGTGGTAGCTTTTTATGAGCATCAATTGCAGCATCAACCCATTCGGACATGATAATTGAATCATCATATTCAGCCTTAGGTTCTCCACACCAGATGTGAAGATACTCTTTAAAGTTGGAAGCCTTACAGCGCTCCATTTCGGTTTTTAATGGATCACCAAAATACGGGTTGTGCCAATAGTTAACCTTTGCTGTATAGATATATTCATCTTCATAGAAGCCATTTTTGTTGATTTCATCAATATAAGGTGCTGCTAGCAATTGATATGTTGGGCTTGTAGTGTCCCCAGTATTCCAAGATGCAATAATCTCAGATCCTTCTTCTCGGATTGTTGGAGTTAGAATATCCCAACTCTTTTTTGACACTGTTTCTGCCTCCTCAATCCACATGCCGTTGTATCCAAATTTGGATTTAAACGACATAATGTTTCGAGCAAGGCCAACAAAATCAATTTTTCCACCATTACCTTTATGAATAATCTTGGTTGCCTGAATATCAAATACTTCTTCAAGTCCTGCTTTATATATCTTCTCTACCAGGAGTGAGTAACTTGAATCCTCAATAGAGTTTTGAAATTCTCGAGCACATACCCACTTATCACCAAAGGCATTAACACGATAAACAATGTATTGAGCAAACTCTTGTGACTTCGCACCCCCACGACCACCAAAAAACGATTTGAAGCGCTTTGGATAGTACAATGGGACAAAGGCTTCAATCACATCAAGTTTTATCTCCATTTGGCTTCACCACATTGATTGTTAATGTTGCATTAGTAGCAACTTTTATCTCACCGCCATCACCACCAACATGCTTATGCTCAACCTTCTCGCTAAACATGCCCATGTGCTTACCTAATAACTCATTTGCTTTGATTGCAGGTGAATACTCACCTTCTTCTAGTGCTTTCTTAGCAATATCTTTGAGGTTCTTAGCAACAAAATATTGATCAATCCCAAGCTCAGCCATGCGCATTGATTTAAGATATTCAATACGCTCTTGAACTTGAGGAAGTTTGTATGCATCCCATGAATTTTGACGATGCTTATAGCCTGCTGCTTCACCAGCTTCTTTAATACTAAATTCTGGACTTGCTAATAACTCTTGGCAGAACTTCTCATGACGCTCATTTGCTAAAGGTTCTGCGCCTTTGATTTGTTCCATAATTACCTCATTAAAAAACCGCCACTTGGGCGGTTTGTTTTAATCTACATCATGATTCTACTTTTCAGTTCTTTAAAAGCACTATCGAAGACCATGTTCATGAACCTTTCTTCTTTCTGCATCTTCCAGATGTAATCAGTTGAGAATCTAATAGAACATACATAATTATCTTTCTTTGCTCTAATAATCACTTCTCTAGGCATCTCTTTTCCCAAATATTCTGCAAGCACAGAGTACTGAACGTCTCCATCCATAGCACCATAAAGCAAACTAAATGTACTTCCTTCTTCTTCTTTTCGCTTGAAGTCATATTTATTTGACAAGAATATCTGCAAGTTATCCATGACTTTCACCTATGTTTATTTGCATCAATTATATCAAAAAACATCATCTTGATCTTTAAGATTCAGCGTCCGCTCAGTCTTTTCTAGCATCTTTGCAAACCATTCTTTTGATTCTTCTCTACCCATCGTTTTGTACTGATCAAAATCACTATGGCAAGAATGGCACAACGGAATAGTGTATCTATCATCTGCTTTGATTCCCTTGCCTTTACCATGTTCGCCAAAATTAGAGTGAGCTGCTTGACTTGGTGCAGGTAGACCACAACGGATGCATGGCAGCTTTCTAATGGCTGCTAATCGCTTTGCATCACGCATCTTTCAGGTTCTGCTTTATATTTGCTATCTGAGTATCAATATCTCTAATACGACGCTTACAATCCTGTTTGAACTGTTCTCTCGCATTTAAATGATTTAGATTTTCTAAGTTGAACCGATCCTTATAGAGTAAATCTAGATTCTTCTTCGCTTCGATTGTGTCCATAGACATTCTCTGAATAAATTGGCACGCCATGCAGGACTCGAACCCACATCAATCACACTAGAATTATGATGTCTTATCCAATTAGACGAATGGCGCATAAAAAAGCCCCACCGAAGCAGGGCATAAAGAGGAAACTTTAGACAACAAAAAAGCCCACCTTTCGATGAGCTTTTATCAGTTGGTCACTTTACTGTGTAGTACGACCAGTGTATTAAAACTATATCTTGTATGGGGGTTTATTGTCAATTAAGAATTCCTAATATTTTTTCTATACAAATCAACATAAAAATCTATTTCATCTTGCATGTCCTCAAGAGCGATTGTCACCATAAACTCAAGATATGCATAGTGCTCTCGGTAAGTGCGCGGCTTAACCTCAACGATATTAAAAAACTTTAATTTCTGCTCTGTATTAAAATCAACATCTCTAAGATTTAAAAACAAAGTCATCTTGGCAATTTTTAAGGCGAAAGATTCTAAATTAAATCTTACCCTTTTCACTTCTTTCTTTAGCTGTATTAACAATAGATTTGCAAAATACTTTTCAAGTGTATGGTAAGCAAGAGTGTTATCACGATAATCACCCCATACGAGCAATTCACAATATGCCTTTGTTGCCTGATCTTCGATTGATGCAATGGCACCACACCGCTCTTCCCACGTAGGCGCCTTTTCACCAGTCGACATTGTTGAAGCTTCATAGTTTGCTGTCTTAGCTCTCATCTGCTGTCCAACCCATTCAAGATTTGATAATTTTTCTGTTACTACTGCCGCATTCATACCGTCACCTATTTAATTAATTGGAACTGACTGTTCTTTAGATTTATTGCTGTCATTTTTGAGCAATGCTGACAGCGTGTTCTTGCTCGTTTCTTTAGTTCTTCTTGATCTTCTTTAATTGCCTGCTTTTGTTCAGTCATTTTGCTTTGTTGTCTGTGCCAATATTGCATTGTGTCCTTGATCCACATCACAGGATTAACTTTCACACCACACTTGAGGCAAATTAGTTCAAGTGCCTTGGTATCAATCTCTACTTGAATATGTTGGCACTTATCAAAATTTTTGCGAACAAATGGAATAACATTCTCATCAGTATCAATAACCATATGATCACTTACTGGATAATTAAGATTTGCTCTAAATTTGCTTTCCATCACCCACCTCTCAACCGTTCAATAAGCTTCTCAATCCATTTGATGACTAATCCTTCTTTGATCTGCGCTGTAGTACCACGTATCACAAACCAACCATTCACTGCTGCTGCTGAATACTTCTCACAGTCTTTTGTGTAGCCTTCGCCTCTGGTGTGCCGACCATTGCTGAATACACCACCTTCCACTTCAACCAGGATGGGCATGTCATCAATTCTGAAATCTGCTAACCATCTGCGCTCAGGATGAAACCGATACTCTTTAGTAAATGGAATCTTTAGAGCATTGAGATGATTCTCTAATAGAGCTTCACCTTTGCTGACTGTCTTACCAAACTTCCGTGACACGCTTGAACGCGCCACAGGTTTTGATCTACTTCTTTGAGCCTCTTTGAATGTGGTCATACACTTACTCCATCAAAGTTCGCATACTCTCCATGATGCAATTTCGTTGCATCTATTCTTGCTTTAACTGCATCCTCAAATCTTTTGAAAGTTCCGAGATAAATCACTTTCCCGTTTTTGGTGATCTGCGCCATCCATTTGTTTTCATTTTTCCGCTTAACAACGCCTTTGCATCCAGAACTATTGCTAATAGGTCTTTTGCTATTCATGGCATTTTGGCTTTGGCTGGCCTCTCGCAAATTCTCAATTCGGTTGTTTGTTGTATTGCCATCAATATGATCAATTAGTTTTGGCAAATACCCATGATGCATAAAGAAAATAATCCTGTGTTCTAGATACTTTTCTCCCCATATTCCAATATCACGATAACCCCGCTTGTTAAGTCGACCTGCTCTAGTTCCAAAGAACCTAGAATTCAACCTATTAAGCACATTCCATTCGGCGTAGTAATCAGGAAGCATCTTCCAAATGAGTTGCCCATCTTTGTATTCAAAAAAGGCATGCACATCGATATTCTCAAGTTGAACTTTCATTAGATTCCCCCTTGAGCGCTTGCTCTAAATCAACCACTTCCCTCGCCTTCTCAACACCGTGCTGCTGAATGAATTTGATCGCGTTCATTGGCTTTGCTCCGAGTAATGTTTAGTCACGTTCTTATTCATGCCGCCACCTCTAATTCTTTTCTTGCTTTCATGATTTTGTTGTATGTATCTAAAGTAAAATTTCTAGCACCCGAACGTATTAGAGAGATAGTTGAATGAGCACATCCAGCTTGTCTTGCTATTCGCTTGAAGCTGCCTTCGTATTGACGTAGCCATGCAAGAAACTCTTGGACTTCTTCTTTAGTTGGATACTCACGTTTTTTAGACAATCTTGTCTTAGAAACTCTATGCACTTTAGCCATTGGTAGTAACGGCTCATCCTGTTCTTTTGGCTCCACTTCAAAGAATTGAAGCTCATCAATCAAGTGATGCTCTAACCCATTCTCTAATGCGTACTTCACTTCCTTAGCAGTACAAACCTCATAGCTTGGTCTATTCTTCTGTTCAGCTAATTTGTGAAGTGCTTGCTTCACTTGAGTGATTGTTGGGATTTGGTTCATACCGCTTCTCCAAATAGCTTCTTAGTCTTATCGCTAGCTCTGTACAAAGCGCAATTGTTATAAACTTTGCATTCAAGCCATCCACTTTCATGAAGTTGGCGAGCTGTTCTCTGAGCTGATCGTAATGTTTGGTTGGTAAGTTTTTTTATTTCTTCGGTGTTTAACGCTTTATTTGATTTTGAGAATTGCTCAAGCAAGCGCATAGTTCTGTTGAATATTTCAATGTTTTTACTCACGCTGCACCTCCCACTTCATCTCTAATGCTTGCGAAGCGACAAATGTCTAAGCGATCTAAAACACGCACTACACCGCGCTTGCCATGACGGTTTTTCGCAACAATGATTTCTGTAATTCCGCTTGGTAGCTCATCATCTGAATTGAGAATTGGATGAGCCAAAATGATTTGATCTGCATCTTGCTCGATCTGCCCTGATTCTTTGAGGTCAGAAGCTTTAGGGCGTTTACCCTTCTCTGATTCACG